CCAGATTTTTTTAAACGCTTCTGTATCAATTTCATCTAATTTTAAAGCTAATTTCACAAGCATATCAAGCACAGCGTCCCGATCTTTTATAAGGTTTATAGCGTGCTTTGGTGCAACTGTAGCTACTGTATCATTTAAAGAACTTGCTATATCAACAAGACGCCCGTCTTGGTGTGTACCGAATTCAAAGTATCTGGGGAAACGCTCTTCAATATATTTTTCTCTCATTCTCTCAAACCTCCACTCATTTGAGGTCTCCATTTCAATTTCTATGGGGGGATTTGGGGGTGCCATTCGACGATTGAGCGCCCCCGCTATGGTTGTATTCGTAGGATGAAAAACGCCGGGGAGAGGTAAATTCGATGCCCCAATCCCCGGCGGATTATACATAAAATTACTTATAGTTTTCTCCCATTCTGTGCAGGATATTATATATAGTTGTTACTGTTGTCTTATAAAGAATAGAAAGTTCTTTTCTAGTATAAAATTTAGAAGCATCTCTTATTTCATTTGCCTCCTCCTTGGTAAAAGAGAATTTTCTTCCTAGCTTGCCCCTCCTACCCTTACTAATACAATCATAAATATTGTTTTTCTGTGTAGTCTGCTTTAAGTGATTTGGATTAAAGCAGATCGGATTATCACAAGTATGTATTACAACTAAGCCTTTTTTAAGCTTACCAACAAAAAAAGCATAAGATAGCCTATGAGTTTTCCACTCTTTTCCATCCGCCTCCAGTTTTCCATAACCATATTTATCTTTTCGCCCTGTCCATATCCAACATTCATCATCATTTTTGTGGTTATCCACACATTTAAGTAATTTTAATTTTGCCTCGTGAGTCATAATCAACCTCCTTTTTGGTTTAATCCCGACAATCAAATAAATAACACACACCAAAAAGGAGGTCAACATTAATTAATTCTTTGCCGGGATTATTATATAGTAATCCCTACGATTAACCTCCTATGCCTTCAACACCTTCTTAATCTCAGCATAGATATCTTCCCCAACCACACGATGCTGCACGAATCCCTTCGCCAGTCTTCCGGTTATCATAGAGAAGGAGAAAGGCTCTCCAGGGGTGTTGAGGCCGAGGGCTTCGCGGAGCTTGCCGAGGTTGGTGTTTTTGCCTTTCCCCATATCCAGTTCCCCGGACTCGGTAAGGTCCAGCATAATGCCCTGCTTGCAAATGATCTTATCCCGGCCACAAAAGGATTTAACCGCTTCGTCTTGGATTTCCCACTGGATATCGAGGGCCAAGCCGGAGACAGATGGATCGTCCCGTTTCTGCCAGGTTCTGCAATCTACTTTGCCAGCGAGAATCATATATCCGTCGCCTGACATATTATCAGGAGGGTTGATGAGGGAAGTGTCATTGGAAGTGTTTACGGTTTGGTTAAGGAAATTGTCTACATCAAACATAGGTGTTACCTCTTATTGAGTTGTTGGTTTGGGCTTATGCCCGGTTGTTGCTGCTTGCTGCTTGCTGCTATCGTAGTTCTTTTATCTCTGCTTTTTTACAGGCTTCCAGGCGGTAGAAACTTGTTGAGGATTCGATTGGAGAGGCTCGGAAGATTAAGCAATCAGCCCCACCTTTCTTCAGCATCAATGACGCACAATTCATACATTTATCTTCCCCGCAATTGATTTTAATAACGAGTTCAGCCATTATCGCCTTCCTCCCCTTCAATCAAATTAACCGAAGGGTCTAGCTCCCCAAGCCGTGCCAGCAATTCCCGCATCTTCGGGCTGGTCTTTGCGCAAGCCTTGAATACTTCATACCGTTGGACCTTTTTAACTTGGTCGTCCAGCTCTTGCTCAATTTCGGTGATGAGCTTTTGCTTTGCTACCTTTTTGTAGTAGTCGGTTAGATCGACCTTGAAAGCAAGCCATTTGTTGGCTTTTGATCTTTGAGATTCGGATAGAACGACCTCGACTACCTGTACACAAACGGGCCTATCCTCCACAATAACCACAGCCCAATCATTGACTTCTATCCCTTCGATGTCGGTGAGATAGGGATAGGTTTTATAGGAATAGGTTTTTTCTGAAAGCTCGCGATTTGCATTTACAAATCTTACTCCTACTATTGTTTTCATACCATTCTCCTGTAAGTTGTCTTCTTCATATTCTTCTATCCAGCCGCATTCTGCGCACTCCAACCAGGAATGTTCGCAATTAGCACAGGGCGGATTGTTGGTTGCACTACAGTAACACGGTGCTTGCTGTATTACCATAACCCCTAAGCACTCTGGACACAAATCCCCTTCTTCATACCAGTCTCGCCCATTCAACGCCTTCCTCCCCTCTTCTCCCATTTATCCAAGATCGCCCGGAAATCTGGATTATTCTTATTGCTGATCGGCAAGTTCCTAGTCTTTACATCTGCCAGAGCACTCGCCGTATCCCAATACCACTTATCCACATTCCTCACGGTTAGGATAGCATCTGAGAACATCGGAGCCAGCTTCGGCGGGAGCTTCTTTCCTAGGGTGCTCACCATTAACTTAACCCCACCCAGGACCTCATCAACTTCCCGCTCGACATGAGAGAGCAGCACGAAATGGCAGATGCAATCATCGCAGATCTTGCGGAGGAAGTTCTCCAGGAGGTTTTGAGCCAGCCCCCAGTCTTTCTGGTCCCGGTCGGCTTTGCCGCCGACAACGGTTTTCATTGCAGCGTTGGAGAGGCCGGTTAGACCGTCGATTACAACTGCCTTGTCCGCTCCGAATGTGTCAATGCAACCGTAGGTATTCCCTGCATCATCCGTCACGTTGTTGAAGGTGCGGAGGAATTGCTCGAACTGGTTGTACTTGCTGCGGTTCGGGTCGGACATTTTTTTCAAGCTTTCGTAGGCGAGCTTGTTGACGTAGCCTACGGAGTCTGCCATATCCCCCCAGGTGGAGGACGCGGATTTAACGGTTATTATATGGAGGTTGGAAGGAACGGGCTTGCCGCTATCCGCCCAATACCCGATTAAGGACTCCGTACCTGCTTCGAAGGCGAAGTAGAATACCTCGATTCCAGCGTCGACTAGAGTGCCGATTGAATGGGTCTTGCCCGTGCCAGTTGGCCCCATTAGGAGGATGTTCACCCCAGGAAGGGTTGTTGGCGCGGGAGCGCTGTTATCTACTCTTACATCAGTCATTTACTTTGACTCCCTTAATATGTATATAGTATTAGTCTCAACCTCAACTGCAAAGAATAGATAACCTTCTTCACCTTTAAAGGATTCTATGCGAACGGTTTTCCCAACCAGATCCGCAAGCACGAAGGTTTTGATTTCCTCTGGTTTTATTACATCAGGCATTAACCATAGCCTCCCTTTGCTTTCGATAGAACTCTTTTGTATGGGTTGCACGTTTTGCAGCTTTAATCATAGCCTTTCCTTTGATAAGTTTTGGATGTTTTCGACGAATTACCCCATCCGTCCCTTGAACATATTGCTTAGGGTTTAGGTAGTAGCTATTCCCGTATTGCTTTTTAGCTCCTGCCGCATATCGCCACATATCGGTTGGTTTAAAATCAAAATCATAACTAAACATCTTCTTCCAGCTCCTTCTCAATATTATCAATTAATAGTAATAGTTCATACCGAAGAACCTCTTCCGGGAAATACTTATGCAGGCCGACGAAGGTAGTATCCCAGATCGAACCAGGGAGCCGTCCAAGGAATAACTGCCGGGGTTGGCATCTTCCGCAAATCCCAACCATCCCTTGCCAATGCCTAGGCCCGTCTCCTTCCGTTGGCAATCTCGCATAGACTTCCCCGCAAGTATCGCAATACCACATGAAGTTGGCTTGCCAGGAGAGGTGCGGCGGGATAGGGGATTGGCCTAGGTATTTCCCGTTTATAATATAGAGGCGTTTCATGGATTATTTCCAACCACTTTCCCATTCTTGTACTGACACTTCTTTATGAAGGCAGGGGTCCCAGACTCTACGTTGGAAGTCTGCCTGCAATACCTCATACGGGTTCTTGGACTTGCATACCCCTCGGAATGGGCAGCCGCCGTAGTCGTTGCAAGCGGGTTCGAAGTTCCTGTCCCAAGGATTGCCGGATCGGACGCAAGCACCGTCCAACGCCTTCCGAGGTTCATAGATCTGCTGAGCATACATCCCCAACATCCGGTCGAGGTCCCGGTACAGCATTTCCTCCCATCTGTCTAACTCCCAGCCCGAGCGATAAGTAATAGCTTGCTGAGTGTCGTACTTGGACTTGAGGATAGAAATGCCCCGGACGATGGTTCCCTGCATAGGCACGCCTATCCGCCGACCAGCCCAGCAATACGAGGTAAATTGGCTCCGCAAATCCCACTGCGCCCCCCACTTCTGCCCGAGCTGGGTTGTGGTCTTCTCGTCGAAGTTGAATACTGCTCCGGCGAACTCTGCGACCATATCCGCCCGACCGGAGAACAAGAGCGGGTTGCCGGAGCCTGGGTGCAATCGGTCGAGCGGTTCCGCGAAAGAAAACTCAATCCCCCGGCGACCGCTTGGCAAGGTTATTGGCTCGGCTCCGTCTTGTCCTAGGGGATAAGAGGCGAGGTAGAATTCCAGCGCTCCACACATCCTATCCAGGTCCTTGGCGGAATCCGAAGGGCACTCGAAATCCCCGTAGTCGGTTATCAGCGCCTGCAGTCCCATTGCCTCGGAATCCGGCTGATTCATCCCTTGTTCATAGAAACACTTCCTGGCGATTTCAATTCCCTTTGCAAAGGCGCCCCCTGCTACCAAATGCACCGATTCGAAGTTCGGTTTCCAATGCTCGATGTAGGTCAAGTAGCCCTTCCAGGGGCAGGCCCGGAAATCGGAAAGCATGGAGGAGTCGATAACCGGGGGGAAGGAGGGGATTATACCGAGTTCCGCGCGGGCTTCGGAATATTGTTGGCTCATAATCCCCCCAAGACTTTTCTGCATTTCTCAAGTGTTGCGCAGTGCAGGGACCACTTACACCCATCTGCTTCCATATCTCTATAATAGACCCAGATACTAGCAAAATGCTTTATTTTGC